AAAACCGACCTTGGCATCCAGCGGTTGGAAAATTACCGTAAGGAGTGGGATGAGCACCTTGGAACATACCGGCGGACTCCGCTACACGATATTAATTCCAACGGGGCAGATGCCTTTCAAACGCTGGCCATGGGCCACACAAGGCATTTGCAAATGAGAACGGCGCAATCCGGTGTCGGGTCGGCGCCGGTAGAGTCAAAACCATACGCATGGACATAAGGAGGCCCGCATGGAAACAGGGCTATTGCAGTGGAAAAGCAACGAAGAACTGATCGCCGACGAAGAAGAGGCCGCCAGGCGTGAACTGGAATCCATCCAGGGCAGGCCGGAAATAATCTCTCTCGCGGCCCATGTCCGTGCCAGGTGGGAAGCCGCAAGGCAGGCCAAAATGCCGCACGAACAACGAATGCTCAAAGCGCTCAGGATGCGCAATGGTGAATATGAGTCCGATCGGCTTGCCCTGATCCGGCAGTCAGGAGGGTCCGTAATTTACATGATGCTGCCGGATGAGAAATGCAACGCGGCCGAGGCGTGGATTGAAGATATTCTCGGGGATGAACCGTTTGGTACAAAGCCGACGCCCGTTCCGGATCTGTCGCCGCAACAGCGACAAGCTATTGAAAACCAAGTCCGCATGGAGGTAGCTCAAGAGCTTCAGATCTCAGGGATTATGCCGACCCAAGAGGCCGTTATGCAACGCGGCCGGGAGATTTTGGAAGAGGTCAAGGCCCATGTTGCAGAACAAGCCAAGCGTACAGAGATCCAAGTCGAGCAGAAAATCAAGGATTTGGTGGTGGAGTCCGGATGGAGCGATGCCTTAAAGTCCTCAATCACCGATATTGTCACGCACCCCGCCGGGTTTTTGAAGGGGCCAATTTTCAGGAAAAAGAAAGATCTCGCATGGGGGCCGGACGGAACGCCCGTTGTTCAGGACATAATCGCAATGGAATGGGAGAGCCCGAGCCCGCTGGATATCTACCCGGCGCCGACGTCAACAAAGATAGGGGATGGGTATCTATTCGAAAAGCACCGGCTCACCCGGTCCGATTTGGTCGCAATGATGGGTGTTGACGGATTTGACGATACCGCTATCCGGCAGGTGCTTACCGAATACGGCAACGGTGGCCTCAACAATTGGATTTACATGGACAACGAGACCGAGCGAGCTCGGTTGGAGTCGAGAGACTACGAATCTCATGATCCGGATGGCAAAATCCACGCGTTGCAGTTTTGGGGAAATGTCCAGGGCCTCATGCTGCTCGAATACGGAATCGATCCAAGCATGGTGGAAGATCCAATTTCCGAATACAGCGCTGAAATTTGGTTAATCGGCCGGTATGTGATTAAGGCCGAGCTGAATGGTGACCCCCTGGGGCGGCCCCCGTATTACAAGGCCCATTTCAGGGATAAAAAAGGCTCGTTTTGGGGCATGGGCCTGCCGGAGGTGATTGAGGATATCGTGGATATGTGCAACGCTTCGGCCAGGAATTTGGCAAACAACATGGCCATGGCCAGCGGACCCATGGTTGGGGTGGATGCTTCCGCGAAGATACCAGGGGTTGACTACGAGAATATGCGGCCGTGGAAAATCTGGCCGTTTGATCTCACCAACTCCCAGGGAACCAGGCCGCCTATCTGGTTTTTTCAGCCGAACGTAATGGTTAATGAGCTGATGGCGGTTTATGAGAAATTTAGCGCCGAGGCGGACAACAAATCCGGTGTTCCAAAATACATGTACGGTGGCGAGAACCGCGGCGGCGCCGCGGACACTGCCAGTGGCATGTCAATGATGATGAGTAACGCCTCCAAGGCTATCAAAAAAATCATCCACAATATTGATGTCGGCATAATCGAGCCGTCTATCCGCCGGCTGCATCAAACCATCATGCTATACTATCCCGACCCGATCTATTTCCAGGGGGATATCAAATTTGTTGCCAAGGGATCAACCAGCATGATCGCCAAAGAGCAGATGCAGATTCGGCGCGGTGAATTCCTGAAGCTGATCATGAATCCTGTGCTTGCCCAGATTGTAGGCCAAGGGGGTATTGCTGAGGTCGCCAGGTCGATTGCCGACGGACTGGATATGGATGTTGACGATGTGGTCCCCACAAAAGAGGAGTTGGTGCAACGGCAAGCCGTTCAACAACAAATGATGCAGCAGCAGGCCCAGCAACAAGCAGCACTGCCACAATCCGGCGGAAAGCCGCAACCAACCAACCCGGCCGGTGATCGCGCCGGCGGGCAGGATTTCAGAACGTTTTAAGGAGGCGCATGATACGTCAACACTGTGAGGATAAAAGGGTTTTATCGGCAATTTCGTCATTGGAACACAACGAGGATTTCAAGCTGATTCGTGCATGGCTGAAATCCGAGTTGTCCGCCATGCGCGAAGAGTGCGACACCGAGCAGGGTATTCATTTGTCATGGAACCAAGGCGCCTGCCAAGCGATATCAGCCGTCATCAGGGTCATCGAGACCGCCAGGGAAACGATACGAGCCATGGAGGCAAAAGGGCCTCCGGTGATTGTGCATCATTCTTGGGTGTAGTTTTCCTCTAAAAATCTATTTAATAACCCGGTTTCCGATAAGGATTCCGGGTTTTTTTATGCCTAAATTCTATCATTTTCTCAGATAGCGCTATCTGCAAGCCGTTTTGTTGTTCTCTCCGCAACTCCTCTTTATCGTCGCATAAAGTCAACCACTTAAACGCGACACCCGAGCTTGTAAGCTCGGACCGCAAAAAGAAAAGAGGGAAAATGACGGAAGAAGAAGCAAACGACCTGATCCCGGCATCAATCCGCGAACGTGCGGCCAAGGCCGATGATATGGTCAAAGCGCTAAACGCGAACTTCGGCAAAGAAGTTTCGGCCCAGCAGCAGGACGGCAAGGATACCGGCGAGGCATCGCAGGCCCAATCCGCCCAGCAGCAGGACACCGCAAACACCCATCCGGAGCAAACGCGGGCGGATGATGGCTGGAAGGCGAAGTATGACACCCTTCGGGGAAAATACGACGCCGAAATCCCACGGCTGAGGGCTCAAATCACCCAATACGTCGCGGAGATAGACCAGCTGAAATCTGTTTTGCAGTCGCGCGCAGCAACCCCGGACACTGTTCGCCAACCAGGGGTGGCCACCCCTGACACTGGACGTCAACCCGGCGATGGAAATGGAAAAGACCCCACCGCATCGTTCGACCCCGATAGCCTGAAAGACTACGGGGAAGAGTTCGTCCAGCAAGGCCGGATCGTAAAAGATCTGATGGCAAAACTCGATCGTGTTATTTCTGAAAACGCGCAGCTAAAAGGGGCTGTGTCTCAGGTCGAGTCAAGCCAAAAGGCCAGCACGTATCAGCAGTTTCGCGCGCAACTCGCCGCAAGGGTTCCGGAAGTAGAGGTGTTAAACTCTGACCCCAATTTTTTGCAGTACCTGGGCCAGATACACCCCATCACCGGGCAACCCCTGATTGAGTCTCTGCGAAGTGCTGAAAAATCATTGGACGTCGAACGAGCGGTTTATTTCTTTGATGAATATAAAAAATCGCTCGGCAGTCCAACCAAAGCGCCGCCAGTGACACCGCGAAAACCTCCGCTTTCTCCCGCACAGGGAAAGACAGCGACCGAACTCCCGCCGCAAGGCAAGTTGTGGACTCGCGCAGAAATCAAGCAGTTTTACGCCGATAAAATGCGAGGGGTCTACACCGGAAGAGATCAGGAAGCCGACAAGATTGAGCGGGATATTTTCGCAGCGCAGGGGCAAGGAAGGATCGTCGGGTAATAGGAGATACCCGAAATGGCTTACCCGATTGACGCCAGTTTAGGCACTTATGCGAGTGCCGGTGGACTCAGTTCAACTTACATCCCGGAGATCTGGTCGAGTAAATTACTCGAAAAGTTCTATGCCACAACCGTCTTTGCGGCTATCGCAAACACGGATTACGAATCTGAAATCACGGCAATGGGCGATAAAGTTATCATCCGGACGGTTCCGGATGTAACGATTCGTGATTACAAGATCGGAATCAACCTCAACTATGAGCGCCTGCGACAAGCAAACGTCGAACTGCTCATCGACAAGGGCAAGTATTACGCTTTCCCGGTGAACGATCTGGAAAAAAAGCAGTCCGACATCAACTATGTCACCAAGTGGGCGGAAGATGCTGCGCAGCAGATGAAAATCACAATCGATTCCGAGATCTTGGGCGACATCTACGACGATGTTAACAGCGACAACACCGGAACGGCTGCCGGCAAGGAGTCGGAAGATATCAACCTGGGCACCACCGGTACAACCGGTGAAAGCGCCGTTGAGGTAACATCCTCCACGGTAATCGACAAAATCACCCTGTGCGGCCAGGTCCTGGACGAGCAAAACGTTCCGGAAACCGGGCGGTGGTTTGTTATCCCGGCGTGGATGGGCCAACGTATTAAAACGTCGGATCTTAAAGACGCCAGCCTGACCGGTGACGGTAAATCGATTCTGCGCAACGGCCGTATCGGAATGATCGACCGGTTTGAAATTTTCGTTTCGAACTCTCTGACATCCGTCACCGAAACGTCAACGAAATGCTGGCATACGCTGTTCGGTCACAAGAGCGCGCTGACCTTCGCAAGCCAGCTCGTGAAGAACGAAACGCTCAAGAATCCGACCGATTTCGGAGATCTTGTGCGAGGGCTTCAGGTGTATGGATACAAGGTTATTCAGCCGACCGCTATCGGTACCCTGTACGCCAAGGCTGGATAAATATCAGGATAACCGAACAAAGAACCCCTGATTTTAGGGGTTCTTTTCCCAAAGGAGGG